GAACGATCAAATTATTTCGAGAGATTCATCCGGTCATTTTCATGAGCTGCCACCTGCTACAGGCATGGGGCACACCGCACCGACCGACACACGCGAAGAATAAAATTTATTTTTTATTTTTTTATCCGGGGGCGGGCGGGGGACGGTCCGGAAAATGCGAAAAGATTCGGAAACAAGATATTTTTGTTCAGAACGAGTTCGAACGACAACCACGGCGGGCAGGGGGCCCCCCCCCACTAAAACGAACGATTGTTCGAATTATCGCCGATGGCTAGGGTGACTTTGTCCAACTCTACGAAAAATCCGAAAAAGGGGGGGAACGCCTAAATGGAGGCTAAAAAGTGGCGATCCGCCATTATCAGGAATCTGAAAAAAGTCAACATTGAGCCCAAACAGTACGACTCCGTCGTGCGGACCCTGGCAGATATCCTTGAGCAGCGCGACATCTGCTTCGAGCAGTACCAGGAAGAGGACGGAAAGCCGGTCATTGAGTACACCAACAAGGCCGGCGCCACGAACATGGTCAAGAATCCTATGCTCACGACCTGGATCGACCTCAACACACAGGCCCTTGCCTACTGGCGAGAGCTCGGCCTCACTCCCGCGTCTTACAAGAAGATGACCGGAGCCAGCAAGGGCGAGGAAAAAGGGAGCGCTCTGGTGGAGGCGCTGAAAGCCATTGAAGCAGGTTGATGGCAAGAACTGGCCGGGGGTAATTGCCTACGCTGAAGGCATCCGGGACGGGACCATTGTCGCGAACCTTGAGCGAAAGCAGTCAGTCGAGAGATTCTTCCGAGATCTGAACAATCCGGCTTACGAAATGAAACCGAAAGGGCCTGAGTTCTGCATCCAGATCATTGAGAGCACCCTGTGCCACCAGCAGGGAGAGGCGCTTGACGGGACTCCGATGCGGGGACGACCGTTCCTGCTGCAGCCCTTCCACAAGTTCATAATCTACAACCTGCTCGGCTTCGTGCTCACCGGCACGAACATCGTCAGATTCCACGAGGCACTGATCTTCATCCCGCGAAAGAACGTAAAGACATCTTTTGCGGCGGCGCTCGCCTGGGCACTGTCCCTCTGGTATCGCCGATCAGGAGCTAAGACATACGTGTCATCTGCCGCCCTCATACAGTCCCTCGAGACGTTCAACTTCCTCAAGTACAACGTCGAGAACATGAAGGAACACGACAAGGACGGCGGCCATGTCCATATCATAGACAATAATAATGAGCACTCCATGGAGGCCAAACTCCCGGATGGCTCTTTTTTTATACGCGCATTAGCCGCGAACCCTGACACGCAGGACTCTCTCAACTGCAACATTGCGATCGCGGATGAGATCCACGCTTTCAAGACACCGAAACAGTACAATCTGTTCAAGGAGGCAATGAAAGCGTACACAAATAAACTGATGATTGGAATCTCCACAGCCGGCGACAATGCTCAGGGCTTCCTTGGCCAGCGACTCAAATACTGCCGGAGCATCCTGGACGGCTCGATCATTGACGAACAGTATTTCGTGTTCATCTGTTGCGCTAACCCGGATGAAAACGGAAATATTGATTATACGAATCCGATTGTCCACGAGATGGCCAATCCGTCATACGGTGTGACGATTCGGCCGGAGGAGATCCTCAACGACTCGCTGCAGGCACAAAATGACCCACAGCAGCGAAAGGATTTCTTTGCGAAATCGCTGAACGTCTTCACTAATGCGATCAAGGCATATTTCGACATCCATGAGTTCCAGAGATCTGATGAGAAATATAACTGGTCTCTTGATGAGCTCGCACGGCTACCCATCAAGTGGTATGGAGGAGCGGACCTGTCAAAGATGCACGACCTTACCGCGGCGGTGCTTTATGGGGAATACAACGATGTAAAGATCATCATCCCGCACGCATGGTTCCCCGTTGTTGCAGCTGCAGAAAAAGCGGAAAAGGATAACATTCCGCTCTTCGGCTGGATGGATGATGGGTGGCTGACCATGACTAACACGCCAACGACAGAGTACAGCGATGTGGTCAAGTGGTTCATCGAGATGCGAGAACGTGGGTTTAAAATCGCACAGGTCGGGCATGACCGGAAGTTCGGGCGCGAATATATCAGCCTTATGAGACGAGCTGGATTCCGTATTGCGGACCAGCCACAGTATTACTATGTCAAATCTGAAGGTTTCCGCCATATCGAGAAGGCTGCGAAAGACGGAAAGCTTTATTATCTGCACTCTGAAGCTTACGAGTATTGCGTGGAGAACGTCAGGGCGGTCGAGAAGACCGACGACATGATCCTCTACGAGAAGATACAGCAAGAGTATCGCATCGACATATTCGACGCGAGCGTGTTTGCCTGCGTCAGATGCCTCGAGTGCATGGAAAAGAATAACAACGCGTCAGGATGGTGGGGCGAATGAGTAAACGAAAGAGAAAAAAGAATATGACTGCCGCCGCTCCGGCGACGAACACGAGGGCGACAATCCTTCTTTCTGATTCCGCCGCCTACGACATGCTGTGCCTTGACGGGTACACGACACTCAACAAAAATCCGGAGATCGTGACGGCAGTGCGGCGGATCGCAGACCTCGTCTCAAGCATGACAATCTACCTCATGGCCAACACGGCGAGCGGGGACGAACGGATCACGAACGAGCTGAGCCGGAAAATCGACATCACTCCGAACAGATTCATGACCCGGAAGACGTTCATCGACGCCCTGGTAATGAATCTTATGCTTCACGGTGACGGAAATTCAGTCGTCAAAGTCCACACAAAGCGGGGACTGATTGACGACCTTGAGCCGATACAGCCGCATAGGGTGAGTTTTGTCCCAAAAGGTTACGGCTACTACACACTGATCGACGGGAAGAAATTCGAGCCGGATGACATCATTCACTGCGTATGGGTTCCAGATGAGCACCATCCATGGATGGGCTCAGGATTGCGCGTACAGCTCAAGGACATCGTCAAGAACCTTAGTCAGGCAAGGAAGACAGAAAACGCGTTCATGACGTCAAAGTACAAGCCGCCGCTCGTGGTCAAGGTCGACGCATTGGCGGAAGAGTTCTCGTCCCCGGCAGGGCGGCAGAAACTGATTGAGCAGTATCTGGAAACATCCGAAGAAGGTCAGCCCTGGATTATTCCCGCCGATCTGATCGACGTGAAGGAAGTCAGACCGCTTTCGCTCAGCGACATTGCCCTCAACGACACGGTCGAGATTGATAAACGGGCAGTCGCCGCACTTCTTGGCGTTCCCGCGTTCCTGCTCGGAGTCGGGAAATACGACCAGAGGGAATGGAACAGCTTTATAAACAACACGATCCGCCCGCTGTGCCGGGCGATCGAGCAGGAATTCACCCGGAAGCTGATTTTATCGCCGAAGTGGTATTTCAAGTTCAACACGACGTCGCTCATTGATTGGGACTTCGAACAGGTGGCATATGTATTTGGTAATCTTTCAGACCGCGGTATTATCACCGGCAATGAAGTCCGCGACAAGATCGGCATGAGTCCGCTCGAGGGGCTCGATAAGCCGCGGATTCTCGAGAACTACATCCCGATCGACATGATCGGAAATCAGAAAAAGCTCATACAGAAGGGAGACGACGATGAATAGAGACATAAGACAGGTCAGGACATCCCTATCAAATTTCAATACGCGCGAAGATGGCGGAAATCCCCGCATCGAGGGATATTTCGCTGTTTTTAATAGCAACTACGAGGTATTTCATGGCTGCACTGAGTCCATCGCTCCGGGGGCGTTCACCGACGAATTGCATGCGGATGTGAGGGCATTGATCGACCATGATACGAGACTCGTTCTCGGGCGGACGACCGCCGGCACGCTTGAGCTTCGTGAAGACGAGCACGGACTTTGGGGAGGCATCAGCATCAATCCGAACGATACTGAGGCGATGAACCTGTACGCGCGCGTGAAACGTGGCGATGTGTCGCAGTGTTCTTTCGGGTTCAACATCTTAGATGAGGAGTACGAAGACCGCGGGGACGGAACGCATCATTGGACAATCAAAAAGGTCAGATTGTTTGAAGTATCTTGCTGCACATTCCCTGCATACGAAGAGACCGCTATATCAGCGAGAGAGGCGGATATCGCCGAGATCGAGAGACGCAAGCTCGACGTATGGAAAGAAGAGAAAAGAAAACACCTTAAGGAGGTAAGTCATGGCACTCAGGGCACTGATGCTTAAGAAAAGGCTCGATGATAAGCGCAAAGAGCTCGAGGATTTAAAAAAAGTCGATTTCGCTCAGCGCGAAGCAGAGCTTGAGAAAGCGATCGAGGAGACGACTACGGATGAGGAAAGATCCTTCGTTGACTCCGAAATCGAGAAGTTCGAGACGGAAAAAACAGCGCATGACGCGTCTGTCCGCGAACTGGAGACTGAAATCGAGAATCTGGAGAAAGAACTCGATGAGTTCGAGGAGAAGAATGACGCGGATCCGGAAGAGACGCAGCAGGATCCGGAAGCCGGAAAGGCAGAAAGGAGCATTATTATGCCGGAAATGATCAAAAGAACAGGCTTATATGCCATCAGCGAGCAGGAAAGAAGCGCGCTGCTCAGAAACGAAGATGTAAAGACATTCCTTGCACGCACACGCGAGTGCATCAGAGAGAAGAGAGCACTGACAAACGTCGGTCTTACGATTCCGGAAGTCATGCTTCCGATTCTGCGCCAGATCGTAGAGGCAAACAGCAAACTCGCAAGCCGCGTCAACCTTCAGCGTGTCGGCGGAAAGGCTCGCCAGAATATCATGGGCACGATCCCGGAAGGTGTCTGGACAGAGATGTGTGCGACGCTCAACGAGCTGAGCCTCGGATTCAACAACATGGAGGTCGACGGCTACAAGGTCGGCGGCTATTTCACAATCTGCAATGCAGTCCTCGAGGATTCTGATCTCAACCTCGCTAACGAGCTGCTCACAGCGATCGGTATTTCTATCGCCAAGGCTCTTGACAAGGCGATCGTCTACGGCACAGGCACAAAGATGCCGCTTGGCATTGTTACCAGACTGGCGCAGACAGCGGCTCCGTCTGATTATCCGGCCACAGCTCGCACATGGGTTGACCTGCATACATCCAATGTCAAGACTGGCACAGGCGCAACAGGTCTCAATCTGTTCAAAGAGCTCGTCACAAACACAAAGGTCATCATTAATGATTACTTCGCGGACGGTATGATCTGGATCATGAACAAGAAGACTCATATCGACCTGCTCGTCAACAGCATGGACAAGAATCTCAATGCTGCAGTAGTCGCGGGCATCGGCGGCGAGATGCCGGTCATCGGCGGCGAGATCATCGAACTTCCGTTCATTCCGGATGGAAACATCGTTTGCGGTTACGGCTCCGCATATCTGCTCGCAGAGCGCGCAGGCACGCAGCTCGGACAGTCTGAACATTACAAGTTCGTCGAGGATCAGACCGTATTCAAGGGCACAGCCCGCTATGACGGCGCTCCGGTAATTGCCGAGGCATTTGCAGTCATGTCTATTACAACGACAGCTCCGACAACATCCGGCATCACGTTTGCAGCTGACGCGGCGAACACACCGGCACAGTCTTCGTCATCCGGCAGTGACGGCCAGAGCTGATAACTATTCGTAACTGACAAGGAGGTAGGCAAACATGACAGATGAATTTCTGCTCTCCATGCTGAGGGCTGACCTTGAGCAACCGTCACCGACGGTCAATGAGTATCTGCTCGACCTGCTCGGAGTTGCAAAGGAACGCATTGCGGACAAGGGAATCCATATCAATGAGGACTCCATAAGCGACGGCGGGCTCATCGTCATGTTTGCTGCGTATCTCTATCGCAAGCGCAAGGCGGACAACCCGAAGGGCGAAGATAAGATGCCGAGGATGCTGAGGAGTGCGATAAACGACAGGCTGATGAAGGAGAAGGGCAAGGTGGCGGAGTCATGATGGACAGCGGCACATGCAGGATCTACACCGTGACGGATGCGTCGGAAAACGGCGAAATGCCGAATCCGACCCTGCACGAATACGGTGATTATGAGTGGAGCTTCGAAGACCGCATGATTTCGTATTCCCGCCAGTATGCGGCAATGGGCGTTGATAAGCAAATCGACAGGATCATCCGTATCTGGCGCACACCGGTCCGTATTGGCGATGTGGCAGTTGTCACAGACAGGTACGAGACAGGGGCGCAATATCGAATCAATAACGTACAGCCGACCCTTGATGACGATGGGCTTGAGGTCACAGACCTAACGCTCCGCAGATTGGAGGGAAATTATGACATCGCTGAACACTAAGCTCCAGAACATCGGCGTTCTCTTCGGGGACGTACTCGGAAGAACGTATCACTATCGCAAGTCGGACAGGGCAAAGTTACCGTATGCAGTATGGATGGAAGACGGCGAGGACGATTCACTTTATACGGATGAAGGCAAGGGCGAGCAGGCAATAGCCGGCACGCTCGATTTTTATACAAAGACCGAGTTTGATTCCTGCGTTGACGGATTCCAGAACGTCCTTAACGCAAATATGCAGAGGTGGTCGCTCAATTCCGTACAGTACGAGGATGAGACCGGATTGATCCATTATTCGTGGGAGTGGGTGATGTTATGAGATGGACGATAAAGCCGTCGAATGAAATCGACGAGTATATCTACAAGCTCGAACAGATGCACGCAAACACTGAAGAAATGATAGGCCGCTCAATCTTTCCCGGTGCGGCTATCGTGGCGGATGCGGTCCGGTCGAGCATTGAAAGCATTCCGGAAGCGCCGAAACAGTACGCACGCGGGATGAAGACAGGCTTGACCGCTTCACAGAAAGCCGGACTTTTGGACGGTCTCGGAATTGCGGTCATGCGAAACGATGGCGGATTCCTTAACGTCAAAGTCGGCATGGACGGCTACAACAGCACGGTCACAAAGCGATGGCCAAAGGGTCAGCCCAATGCGCTCATCATCCGAGCTCTGGAAAGCGGCACATCATTTCAAGCCCGTCAGCCGGTCATAGCGCCGGCAATACGGTCTTCGAGGTCAGCCGCAGTCCAGAAAATGAAAGAACAATTTGACGAGGAAACTCGTAAAGTCATGGGCTTATAAGCCCGGAAAGGAAATAAACTATGTCAGTAGCAGGCAGAGTAGTAACAGGCTATAGTAAGCCGAAAATTGCAGATTACTCCGCAACAGGCGGAGTTATCTCCTACAGCAACGGCATGACCCTCGCCCGCGGTGTGAGCGTTGAAATCTCCGTCGACGAGGGCGATTCGAATAATTTTTATGCAGATAATCAGCTTGCCGAGAGCGATTCCGGCGCATTCACTTCCGGAACCGCAACTCTTACGGTCGACGGACTCAAGGCGAATGCAGAGAAGAGCATCCAGGGGATTCCAACAGCGGACGATGAAGGATTCCTCTGCTACAACGATGATCAGAACAAGGGTTATAAGGGCATCGGTTACATTACGCGCTATCAGAGCGATGGCGTCGTGACCTTTGTCCCGACAATCATTGTTAAGACTAAGTTCAATCAGCTCTCCAGATCCGCACAGACGCAGGAAGAGTCCAAGAACTATCAGACGCAGCAGCTCACCGCGCGGATCCATCGCGGCGATGATGCAAAGCACACGTGGCTCAAGGTCTCCGAGACAGAGTACGACACGGAAGCGGCGGCAGAGGCGGTTCTTGATGCGGCTCTGGGAATCACGAGCGCAAGCGCAACAGGCGGCGCAACAGGCGGCCATTGATCGACAGCACACGAAAGGATGGATAACTCATGGTAGAAATTAACGGACGCGAAATCGGTCTCTTTTATTCGGTAAAGGCGCACTGCGACTATGATGACTATGTTTGCGAGCACCCGAATGTGAGTGTGACAAGGGCAATCATCCAGAAAGCCCTCATCATGTCGAAAGCATACTGCGACCTTCATGGCGGCACTCCGCTGAAATCTGCGGACATCATGGGCTTGCCGAACAGCGAGTACATGAAGCTCATGAAAGCAGTTGTCGAGCAGGAAGCAAAGGATTCCAACATCGAGATCGAGACCGAACCGACAGAAAAAAACGCAGTAAGCAGCGTTCAGTAAAATTAACACGAGCATGGTTTCTTTTTTACGGACGCATGCTCAACATGGATGAGCAGGAAATCATGAGTATGCGCTACGGCTCCATGCTCGACATGATTTCCTGTTTTTCTATTTACAGGGGCGCTGCACAGCAGAAATCAAAGAAAAAGAAACTGACTTATGACGAAATCATAAGGCTGAAATGAGGTAGGACATGGCTCAGAACATCGGACCACGGATAGGAATCGAGGGAGAAGCTGAATATAGGCGGCAGATGCAGAATATCATTCAGCAGACTAAGACCTATCAGGCGGCAGTCAAAGAGGCACAGTCCGCTCTCGACAGGAATGCAAGCTCTCAGCAGAAAGCCCAGGCAAAGACGCAGGCGCTCACGAAAGCCATTGAAGCACAGCGGAAGCAGGTCGAGTATTGCCAGAACATGTTGTCCGCTTCCAAGGAGAAGTACGGCGAGAACGCTACGCAGACGCTCAAATGGGAAGAGGCACTCCACAAGGCGAATACTCAGCTTAACGAGCTGAATCAGCAGCTCGCCGACAGCAACCGTCTCAAGGCGTGGGGCGAGGATGTCGTAAAGGCTGGCGAACGGCTCGAGCAGGCAGGGCGGAAGATATCGTCGGCGGGCGAGACCTTAACACGGACGGTCACGGTACCGATTGTCACAGCGGGTGCGGCGGCGGTAAAATCTTCGATTGACTTCGAATCGGCAATGACTGGTGTTATGAAGACCGTTGATGAGACGGCAACCACGAGCTATGCGGATATTGCCGAAGCAATCAAAAAGATGTCTACGGAAACGGCGAGCTCCAAGACAGAGATTGCGGCAGTCGCGGAAGCCGCCGGCCAGCTTGGTGTTGGTGCGGACGACATTGAAAAGTTCACAAAGGTCATGATCATGCTCGGCGACACGACGAACGTGTCAGCTCAGGATGCGGCTACGTCGCTCGCCAAGTTCATGAACATCACCGGAGACAGCACGCAGGACGTCGATAAGCTCGGCTCGGCGATTGTCGACCTCGGTAATAACTTCGCAACAGATGAAGCCTCAATCATAGCCATGGCAACGCGCCTTGCATCTGCGGGCACGATTGCGGGCTTATCTTCCACAGATATTCTTGCGCTTGCCGCTTCCATGTCCTCTGTCGGTATCGAAGCCGAAGCGGGCGGCACCGCCATGTCCCAGACCCTGACCAACATCGGAAACCGTGTCGCAAACTTCAAAGACGGCACAACAGAAGCGCTTGACGATATTTCCAAAGTCACCGGAATGAGCGCGCAGGAATTTGCCGACGCATGGGAAAAAGACCCGGTCAAGGCGGTACAGTCGTTCATTGAAGGCTTGGACAGAATGAACAGCTCGGGCGAGAACGTGAACGCGATCCTTGATGATCTCGGCATGAAGGGAATTCGCCAGAGCAACATGCTGAAATCCCTTGCGCTTGCATCCGGCAACATGTCGGACGCAATCGACACGAGTTCCGAGGCGTACAAGGAAAATACGGCTCTGGTAAACGAGGCGAACAAGCGTTATCAGACTACGGCATCGAGACTTAATCAGGTCAAAGAAAAGGCATCAAACGCGGCAATTACGTTCGGCAACTCCATGCTTCCGATGGTAGACAAAGCCATCGACAAGGCAGGTGCATTCGCAGACAAGCTCGCCGCGATGGATGAGGCGGAACGCGAAGCGATCATTCGCACGGCGGCGCTTGCGGCAGCAGTCGGTCCGGTCTTGATTAGTGTCGGAAAGACAGTGACCGCAGTCGGACAGATAACAAAAGGCGTCGGAACTGCGGCAAAGGCAATCGCCAAAGTACAAACCGCGATGGAGGCCGCCGGCGGTGCGGGTCAGTTCTTTGCGGCTGGGCTAACCTCCACAGCGGGCACGCTCGCAATCGTGGGCGCCCCTCTTGCACTTCTGGCGGTAGCCATGGCAAAAGCAGGCGCTGAGTCCAGAAAGGCGACCGAAGAACAGATTGCATTTGCCAATAAGGTGAATGAAACCTCCGACGCGGCAAATCGCGCAGCTGAACAGGTCGATGCGGTCGGAACGGCAATCTCAGAGAGCGCGGGCGGAATCCAGTCAGCAGGCGGCAGTCTCGACTATTTCCGTGACATGCTGAATGGATGTTATGACGAAAGCGGACATCTCAAAGAGGGCATGGAGGCCACTGCCGAATATGCGCTGAATGAGCTCAACACGGCGATGGGCACGGACTACAGCACGGAATTCATCGCCCAGGCTGAGAACAGCAAGCAGGCCCTGGAAGACATCAACGGAGCCATTGACCAGAACATCGAGAAGCTCAAACAGCAGGCGATTGCTCAGGCATTCCAAAAAGACTACCCTGCGGCGCTCAAAGCGCAGGCAGACGCACACACGGCGCTGACCACGGCGGAAGACACATACACGGAAGCGGTCAAGAATGCCAAGACGGCACAGGAAGAGCTCGATGCGGCACTCAGGGCATCGGACGCAACGACCGGAAAAGGCATCGAGAGACAGCAGAAAGCCAAGACTGCACAGCAGGAAGCGAACAAGGCAGTAGAACAGGCGGCAGACGCTTACAAGACTGCGGCTGGTGCGGCGGCTGAGGCAGATGCGCAGGTCGACGGACTCAACACGGCCATGGAGCATGCAGCGAGCGGCACTCCGGACGGAATCCAGAAAGCGGCAGACGCTTATGCCAACATTGGCACCGAAGCGAATAAAGCCGCAGACGAAGCAAGCAAGGCGGCTGACAAGATTATCACATCAAATGCCGAAGCGGCGCACAAAGCCGTCGAAGAGGCACAGGAGACATTCAAGGTCAGCGGCTTGCACGGTCATGTCGAATCTATTGACGGCGGACCGGAAGCAGCAGGCAAGGCAAAATCCGAAATGGAGCCGGTCATCTCCGAACCTATGGACGGAAATGTGCGACAGGTCATCGGAGCGGGCTCTGCGGCTCAACTTGCCAAGAACAGCATGGAGGGCATCATCAAGCCGCCCATGCAGGGCAACGTAAGCAAGGTCAATGGCGGAAACACGGCGGCAACCTCCGCAAAGTCCGGCATGAACAGCATCATCAAAGCACCGATGCAGGGTAATGTTAATCAGGTCACAGGCGGGGTCTCCGCGGCAAGCGCGGCAAAAGCTTCCATGAATCCGATTATCGCAAGCCCGATGACAGGCAAGGTCGGAAGCGTCACGAATGCGGTCTCGGCGGCGAGCACAGCGCATTCAGAGGCGCAGAGCTATTTTTCCAACCATCCATTCAGGGCGGTGGTCAACATTGTTCAGAATGTCACACGGACGGTCAGCGAGATTGTCAGCAAAGTTGCGCACAATGCTCGAGGCGGTTTTGTAAATGAAGAACAGCTCTCATGGCTGGCTGAGGGCAACAAACCCGAAGTTGTCATTCCTCTTGACGTTTCCGAACGTACACGAGCAATCGACCTGTTCAGACGGACGGCGGCTATTCTTGGTGCGGGCGATGTTGCATATCTTCCGTCACTTGCCGGAGCAGGCGCGGGAAGTTCCGTCAACTATGGCGGAATCAATGTTGTGATCAACGCGGCGGAAGGTCAGAGCGAAGAGGCTATTGCGGATGCAGTTATCGACCGGATTCAGAATGAACTCATGAGCAGGGAGGCGGTGTGATGGGAAATATCATATATGACGGATATAATTTTGAGGATTACAGCGTCGTCGTCTCCGGCTCCGGCACATGGGCTATGCCCGGACGGAACACCCAGAAGGACACTGTACCGGGCAGGCACGGCGCGCTCATTACGGATGCGGGAGAATTTGAGAACGTCGAGATAGCCTATCCGGCGTGGATCGCGCACGACTTCGCGGAGCAGTACGAGCAGTTTTCTAGGATGCTTGCGCTCCATACGGATAAATATTATCGGCTTGAGGATGACTATCATCCGGACTACTACCGCATGGCTCGGGTTGTCCCCGGCATCACTCCGGAGCCCGGCACGCTTAACAGATCTGGAAGGTTTACCGTCCGTTTCGATTGCAAACCCCAGAAATGGCTCCGGTCGGGCGAGGAGGCAATCACCATTCCGGCGGGCAAGAATGTCACGCTTTTCAATCCGGTCGCATATGATGCGAAACCGCTCGTAACAGCACCGCAGGAGACGGAGATAACATTCTCATCGCTCTCGGGCGGAGTTGCAAGGCTCCACGTCTATCCCACAGCATATACGCCGTGGGTTGATATTATCTACGACGCGGAAATCGAAGAGGCGATGGACAGCGAGGGCTTCAGCGTCAACGAGTACATCTCGCAGACGCACACAATCGCGCTGAAGCCAGGTGAGAATATCGTGTCCGCTACGAAAGATATAAAAATTTGCCCGAGGTGGTGGGTTGTATGATTCCAACACTTTATTATCCCGGAGAACGACAATTTGACACGAACGGCATAGGCAAGCTCAGCGGGGCGGTCGAGTGTAAGGTCACGAAGGAACGGAACGGCATTTTTGATTTGACGATGAAATACGCCAACAACGCACCGCACTACGACAAGCTGAGTGAAGGTTGCATCATCGTGGCATCGCATGGCGGAGAGTCCACCACCGAAGACGTGTTTTATCATCGTGACAACCTGCAACCCTTCCGGATCCAAAAGATAAAGAGGGAAATGCAGTACGTCACAATCGAGGCTCGGCATGATGCACTCGTGCAGATAGCAAAGCTTCCCGTATGGCCTTATCCATCAGGGAGCAAGACGGTTGCGGAAATTATGGAACACTTGACAACGCTTTCGGCGGCATGGTCGCAGGTCTATCCGTCAGCGGGAATCACGTTCGGAACGGACATCGGCAAGACAGTGACCTACAACAAGGCACAGGCAAGATTTGCATCGGAATTCCTTGCGGGCAAAGAAGGCTCACTCGTGGACCTGCTCGGGGGCGGCGAGCTGAGTTACGACTGGTACAATGTCAAACTTCTCACAGCGCTCGGAATCGACAAGCATATCCGTATTTCGTACGGAAAGAACATCTCAAGCATAACCGGCGAGACTTCGATGGGTGAGTGCTACACTGGCGTATTCATTTACTACACAAAAGACAGCGGCATCAAGTACGCAAAGGCATATGATTTCGCAATCGACAACAGTATCACTCGGTATATGCCAAACCTGTACGAGCTTGACATAACAAGCGAGTTCCAGAGCGAGCCGGCAACGGAGGCGGCATTCTTGACCGTTGCAGATGCTCGGGCGGCGGCAATGGAGAACAAGCAACCGTGGACAAACATTTTCAATAACATTTCCGTCTCATGGTACGAGCTGTCTCAGCTTTCCGAGTACAGCCACCTTCCGAAACATACCGTAAAGCTCGGCGACTATATCCACATCTACTATCCGGCTTTCGGGCTCGATAAGGACGTGGAAATCGTAAAAACTGTCTGGAATGTACTTGCGGACAGGTACGAGAAGCTCGAACTTAACTCAATGAAAAAATCCCTGCATGACACGCTCACGGGAATGATTCTACAGCAAATCAAGAGGAGGGCATAAGTGAGAAGCTACACGATCAACATCATCCCTGGCTATGCGCAAGACCCGACGATCCGCATAAGCCAGTACGACAAAAACTATCCAATCTACTTCACGTTGATGGATGGCGACAGCAATATGGACTTGACCGGAGCGACAGCGTATTTCTCCATGACAAAGCCGGACGGTAAAAAGGCTTATGAGGAGTGCGCTATTTCAGACGGAAAAGTCATTCTCTTTGTTACTCCTCAGATGTCAGCGGCGGCAGGTGAGGGAATGGCAAATATCACGCTAACAAAGGGGACGAAAAAAGAGTCTACGTCCCAGTTCTCGTTTATTATCGAGGCGGCAGCGGCTCCGGTGGACTATTTCTCCGATTACGAAATGGACTATTATGAGGACGTAATCTCAAGAATCGAGAACATGATGCTCGATGCGGCAGATATCCAGTCATACGCTACAGCGGCGGCTCAGTCGGCGAGCGCGGCAAGCGCAAGTGCAGCTCGGGCTCAGGCTATCGCTATGGACGGAGCAAGGGCTTGCTTCCCGGTCGGCACTATCATGATGACGACGGAAAATGTCAATCCGAGCACGTACATCGGCGGAACGTGGGTTGCGCTCAATGACGTGTTCCTGCTTGCCGCAAGCGAGACACACCCGGCAGGCGAGACGGGCGGAGCAGAGACAGTCGCGCTTTTGACGGCTCAACTCCCGGCACATCGCCATTACACAATCAACATGTCAAAAGCGGAGAGCGGCATATCACCGGACTATCAGCACACGGTCGCTCGATACGATAGAGAGGTTTCATCCTGGCCGGACACGCACTATCAGCTTAATGCAACAAACAATCCCGCAAACGGTGGCTTGACCTCTTCAACGGGCTCCGGCGAGGCACACGATAATATGCCGCCGTATCTTTCCGTTTATACCTGGCGGCGGACGGCTTAAGGAGGCGTACAATGGCAAAATATAAGATTATACCGTCATCGAGGACAATCGTGCAGTCACCCATATCTATCGGGCACAAGGCAGAAAAAGGCGTCGAGGCTATCGAGTTCGATTTAACTGCATGGGTGGGGACGTACGGATCCGGAACGCTGACGGTCATCATGCGCAGATGGGGAGATGCGATTCCCTATCCTATCGCACTGGAAATTGACGAGGATAACAAAGCAACGTGGACGCTGTCAGATATCGATACGGCAAAAGCGGGCATGGCATATGCGCAGCTTAACTATATTGTCGGGGATGAGGTCGTAAAGAAGTCAGATATCTATACGTTCAGAGTCATGGACAGTCTGACCGGTGAGGGCGAACCGCCCGAAGCCTATGAGTCATGGCTTGAACATCTGACGCACCTTGCTGCCGAAGCAATGGCGGAGGTGCTTGACATTGAGGGCATTGTCACAGACAAGACGCTCACGGTTGATGGTGGAATTGCGGACGGCAAGGCAACCGGCGACGCGCTGGCCTTAAAGGCTGACAAGTCGACGACCTACACCAAGACTGAGGTCGACCGGATGATCGAGGGCGTCGAGGTCGAGACGGATACGACTCTCGAGGTTGCAGGAGCTGCAGCCGACGCAGCTGAGACGGGTCGGCAGATAGGGCTACTAAAGGCTGATATAGGGGATTTAA